TATAACATCACCGCAAACAATGCAAATTCAATACAATGGGCAGATAATGGAAATAGATTTTTTGTCTATACTACTTCTAATGGTGCATCTTTAACATCAACAAATCAAAAAGCAATATACCAATTTTCAACTGGTTCCGCGACACATCCATACTCTACATACTCTCCCGCATTGACTAATTCTTCTAATGGCCAAATCAATTCATCTGCTTGGCAAGATATTAACTCCATGACCGCTGATGAAACCAAAAACGACGGAGACATCTTTTATGCAGTTTCAACCGATAATCGGACAAGCTGGGCCGTTGCAAAAGCATCTGATGGTGTGAGAAAGATTGCAAGAAATAACTCTGGAACTTGGCAGTATAACAATGATACTGGTACTTCTGCTCCAATATTAACCGGTACTGTGTATGCAAATAAATCAAAGGATATATCTGCAGAAGGCACACAGCCTTTTGGTATTTTTATAAAGCCCGATGGTAGTAAACTTTATGTGGTCCAATCTCAATCTAGTGGTGTTAGGGGAGTATTTCAATATACTCTTTCAACTGCTTTTGATATTTCAACAGCCTCTTATGATAATAAAACCTTTAGTTTAGTGAGTGCCATGGCTACAAATAATAATGATCCTCTATCAAGTATTACTATTAATTCAGATGGTTCTAAATTCTATTGCGGCTCTTATAACGGCGGCGTTATGGAATTTACAATGTCTACGGCATGGGATATATCCACTGGTGCATATAACAATGTATTAATAAACCCTAGTGCTGCGCTCGGCACAGAGTTAATTACTATAGGAAAAAATGATACTAGATTTTATATTGGTAGCCGTCGGAATGATAGGATAAGGGAATATGCCCTTTCTACCGCTGGAGATTTATCTACACTTGGTTCTTCATACCTAGCAGAGGTTCGCTTTGATCAAGCACCGACAGTAGAAGGTAGTACTATTGGAGTAGCATTTAACAATACTGGTACAAAATTATATTTTTCTGGATATAATACTGATGCGATACACCAATATAGTTTATCTACCCCCTGGGATTTATCAACCATAAATAAAGATGGTATTTCAGTATCTGTGACAAGTCAGACAACATCACCTGTAGCATTTTGTTATACCGATAATGGCACATTTTATGTAGTAGACTTTTCAGCAATCGCGTATCAATATACCGCTGGAACTGAATCAGAGTACGGTACATCCGAAACTTGGGTCAATGGTACAAACAACAACGAACATGCAACCCTGCAACAAGCTTTAACATCTCAGGCTTTTAATAGAATGAACAAAGCTCAACTTGATGCAGTAGCTGACGGATATCATTTCAGTCAAGATAGTGCGGATACATTAGACCTAATGATTGCACCCTATGCAGCTTCAGGCAGTAGCCCCATTTCAGACGGCGTCACGATTAATTATGATGCAGAAGCTATAGTAAGAGAAGCAATTCCAGGAACAGATTATGTTGCAGAATTTCCAAATAGTTCAACTATAAATATTAAGTCATTAGTAAACGCAAATATAAAAGTTAGGGCTCTATAATGAAACAGTTTAAAACATACAGAGAACAAGAGATTGATAATATTTGTGAAGAATGCAATCTTTATGAAGATTTAGAAATTACTGAAGCTGAATATCAAGGGCGCAAGGTTAAACTTAATGACCCTTCTCGTTCAAATGATGGTAAAAAGAAATTTTATGTTTATGTAAAAAATGAAAAAGGTAATATAGTAAAAGTAGGATTTGGCGATCCAAACATGGAAATTAAAAGAGACGATCCCGCACGAAGAAAATCATTTAGAGCCAGACACGGCTGTGATAATCCTGGTCCTAAATGGAAAGCAAGATATTGGAGTTGCTACCAATGGAGAGCCGGCGCTAAGGTAGACAATTAAGGAATATTAAATGAGTAAGGCCAGTTTATTTTCTAAGCTTGCATCAGGCAATGGAAATTTAATACCAGATTCAGATGAACATCGCGATCTAGGATCAGCGAGTAATAAGTGGAAGGATCTATATCTTTCTGGTAGCACACTTATTCTTGGTAATGTTACACTTAAAGATTCGGGTGGTATACCTAGTTTTGAAAATCTAGGTGGAGCTAAAGTTAAGCTTGATATGTCCGCTATGACTACAGCTGATCTTGCCGAACATAACACTGCCAGATATTTCACAGAAACTAGAACAAGATCATCTCTCAGTCTTTCAACAGGATCTGCAGACTATGATTCAGCGACCGGTGGTTTTACTATACCAGCAACAACAGATCATGTATCAGAAGGTACTAATCTTTATTATACCGATTCAAGAGCGGATGCTAGGGCACAGTTAAAAATAGATGCATTAGTTAATGCAGCGCCATCACAGCTTGACACTTTAGACGAATTAGCTGCTGCTCTTGGTGACGATTCTAATTTTGCTGGAACAGTATCTGCTTCAATCGGTGCTAATACTACACTAATTAATACTAAACTTGATACAGTTACAGATGTTACAGTTACAGTTGCCGGAGGAAAATTTGTCTTAGATGGGCAGTCACAGGCTACTTTACATCTGCAGCCAGGTAGAACTTATAAGTTTGATCAGTCAAACTCGTCTAATAGTTCTCATCCCCTGAGATTTTCCACAACATCAGATGGAACACATAATAGTGGTTCTCAATATACATCAGGGGTCACCACTTCAGGCACACCAGGTTTTGCTGGTGCTTATGTACAGATAGTTGTTACTTTTGGAACACCAGCATTATTTTATTATTGTGCTAATCATTCTGGTATGGGCGCGGGTTCAATTGCAGCTACTTCAAATATCTGGAGTAATATATCTGGTACACCAACCACAATTGCTGGATATGGTATTACGGATGCATTTGATGGTGCTTATGGTTCTTTAACAGGAGTACCTTCTACATTTACTCCATCAGCACATAACCAAGCTTGGTCAACAATTACAGGCACACCAACAACTATTTCTGGTTACGGTATTACGGATGCATTTGACGGAGCATTCGGATCTTTATCTGGTACTCCAACAACTATTTCTGGTTACGGTATTACAGATGCTCAAGCTACACTGGTTTCTGGAACTAATATTAAAACAATAAACAATACACCTCTTTTAGGTTCTGGTAACATTTCAATATCAGGCGGTAGTGGTGGAACAGACTCTGCTACAGTTTCTTCTATCATATTAGCAGACGTCGACTCGGCATATGTTCAAGCTAGACAATCTGGAGGTGGGTCTGGAATATCACTAACAGACCTATCTGTTACTACAGCATCTGCTTCAGGTGGTGGTACTTTATCATACAATAATTCTACGGGTGTATTTACATTTGCTCCTTCTACAAATTCTGGTGGTGGTGGTTCAGGCACAGTAGACTCAGCTCAAACTATATCTCTTATTACAAATACTGTTGATTCAAATTATGTAATAAGTAGAGCAGTCGGCGGAATATCAATGTCTGGTGGTGTTAATACATATGCTTACATTGCAGATTCTGGTCAAACAGTATTTACTGGTGCAGATAATAATTCTAATACTTTAAATTTTACTTCAAATAATTTAGCTGCTTATTTAAATGGTGTTCTTCTTTTAAGTGGCGATGATTATATTTTATCAGGTAATAATACACTTACTCTTACATTTAATGCAGATTCTGCAGATGAAATTTCTATTGTAGCATTTGATCCAGCAAGTAGTGAAAATATATCAACCTACTTTGATTCAGATTATATCACAAATAGAGTTGGTGTATCATATCCAGCTAGAGGTTCTGTATTAAATTATTTCTATACTGCTGACTCTGGTCAAACAGTGTTTACTGGCACAGATGATAATGGTTCTTCACTTGTTATTGATCAAGATAATTCTAATGTTATAGTATCAGTTAATGGTGTTCTTATTATAAATGGAACAGATTATACTACAACTGCATCTTCAAATACTCTTACTCTTATTGATTCTGCTTCAGTTGGTGATCAAATAGCAATTAATACATTCTCAAATCTATATCGTTCTCCTGGTATAGATTCGCAAGATATGTTAGATATTGTTGATTCTGCTTATATTACGGGTAGAATTAGTGAGATATATGTATCCACTGATATTGTTGACTCTGCTTACATTTCTGGAAGAATTGGTGAGATATATGCCGGTAATAGATCAATTGATACATTTAGATATGTATCAACAGAAGGTCAATCAGTATATACTGGAAATGATGCAAATGGAAGTACCTTGGCTTTTTCTGATGGCGCTGTACAAGTACACTTAAATGGCATTCTTCTCACTAAATCACAAGATTACACAACATCATCTGGTAATTCAATAACACTTCTTGATTCAATTAATGCAGGTAATGAAATATTAATTGAAAATTTTTCAAATAAGTTTATTCTTGATTTAGATGGTATTGTTGATTCGGCTTATGTCGCGGCTAGAATACCAAATCATTCCGCAACTACTAATATTAATAAATTTAAATTTACTACAACCGCACCTCAGACAATCTTTACTGGTAATGATGATGATGGTAATAGTTTATTGTTTGATTCAAATAATCTTATAGTATTTTTAAATGGTGTTAACTTATATCAAGGTGAAGATTTTACAACATCAGGTGGAAATACACTTACTCTTGCAACCGCCGCAGATTCTAACTTTGAACTCGTAATTAATAATTTTGATAAATATTTTACAACACAATTAAGTTCCATTGATTCTGCTTATGTTACAGCAAGAATTCCTCAGTATGGAGCAACTGCTACTGTAGATAAATATAGATTTGTTGCGGCTGCTAATCAGACTTTATTTGGTGGTGTAGATGCAGACGGATCTACTCTTTCATATACTCCTAGTACAGTACAAGTATTTTTAAATGGTATTCTTCTTACTTCTGGTACCGATTATACCGCAAGTAGCGGTACATCTATAACTCTTGTAGATCCAGCTTCTGCTGGTTTTGAAGTTATTATATTTGACTATACTAAACAATTTAATATTAATGTTATTGACGCAAGCTCTATTGATTCAGCTTATGTTCAAGCAAGACAAGCATCAGCGGATCTAAGTTCTATTGATTCAGCTTATGTTCAAGCAAGATTAATAAATTGGGATGTTGTAAATACAACACCGTATAATGCAACTGCAAATTCTAAACTATTAGTAAATACCTCATCTTCTAAAATTATAAATCTTCCATCATCTCCTTCTGTGGGTGATGAGGTTAGAATTGTAGATGCTGACGGCTTATCTTCTACTAATAATATAACAGTTGCATCAAGTAATAAAATTAGAAATAGCGATTCAGATTTTGTAATAGATGTTAATGAAGCTGGTGTTGGTTTTGTATATTATAGTTTAAATCGTGGATGGATATTAACAGAAAAATAGGTATTATATGTCAAGCTTGTCGCAAATAAGAATTTTAAATATAACAGAGGATCTTGGTGTTGGAACAGATCAAGTTGCTACTGTTGATCAATTAAGTTCTGTTGGAAATACAATTGGTTCTCAAGCCTTTGTTGAGGAAACTAATAGGCTTTATATCTGGAACGGTCAAGGTTGGTATAACATCGCACTCATTAATACAACTCCAACATGGGATTCAAACGGTCAACCTGCCGCAACTTATGAGTTAAGTGCAGATAGCCCACAAACAGTTACAACAATTACTCTGGCAGCTTCTGATCCAGAAGGTTTTCCTATTAATTATTCTTATGTTACCGGTGGTTCTATGGATAGTATAGGCACAATTAGTCAGGATTCAAGTGTATTCACAATTACACCTAAAACAGAAGTTCAAGCTCCAGATGGTGGTACTGGTTCTATTACCTTTAGAGCAAGTGATGGTATTAATATTTTACCTTATGTTTCATCATTTACCTTGAACTTTATTTCTATTATAGACGATAGTAAATATACAACTTTACTAGCGACAGCAGATGGGACTTCGGATAATAATAATATAACTGATTCATCTTCAAATAATCATACGATAACTGTTAGTGGCGATGCTCACGCTGGTACTTTTAGTCCTTATCGGAGTGGAGGTTACTCTACTTACTTCGATGGTAATGGGGATTATTTAGAAGTGCCTCAAAGTTCAAATTCTAGCAGCTTTGGAACAGGTGAATTTACTGTAGAGTTTTGGTTTAAGCCCTCTGAAGCTGGTTCCACAGTATTCTTTATAGATTTTAGGGGTTCTGCCAACTCTGGGTTTCAAATTTTTAGAAGAAGTACAAATTTTATTAGGGTTAGAGGATTAAATCAAACAACTTTAATTGACGGAACTACAAGTATATCGGATTTTAATACTTGGTATCATATTTGTGTCCATAGAAACTCAAGTAATGAGTTAAAATTATTTATAAATGGCACACAAGATGGTGGAACCGTAACGGGTCACACGACTGATTACGCTCATCCAACTAGCGGAAACTGGCTTATAGGTAAGCAATATAATTCAACTTCTTATCCAAATGGCTATATGCGTGATGTTAGAATTGTAAAAGGTACAGCAATCACACCTACCTCTGGTGGCCCTACAGAGCGTTTAGAAGCGGTTACTAATACCACGCTACTTACTTGCCACCTACCATATATATCTGATGGCTCAACTAACGCTCATACAATAACAGTAAACGGCAATGTTTCCACAAAACCATTCTCACCCTACGACAATTTAGAATACTCAGCAACTGATCACGGTGGGTCTGTTTATTTTGATGGTACTGGGGATAGATTACAAACTTCTGCGGGTAAAATACCTAGTGGAACAACAAATTTTACAGTTAGTTGCTGGTTCTATTCTACTAGGTCAAGTACCAACGAAGTCGGAGGCGTTTTTGGACAAGGTTTTGGTAGTGGCGGCAGAGTAGGTATTTTTCTTTACGGAGGTACTAACACTCCAATTAAATATTCTGTCGATAGCAACGATACGGATACTGGGGTTTTTGCACTTAGAAATGTTTGGTATTTTGTCGAGCTACAAGTCACATCAAGTACTGCAAAGATGTTTATAAACGGAGTTGAAGAATCTTCAAAATCGTTATCAGGTTACTCAGCTCCAAATACTGATCTTACAATTGGCAATTTAGGATCGTCTTGGACTAATAATTTGGATTGGACGGGCTACATTTCAGATTTTTTAGTGCAGATAGGAACGCCAAGCGGATCATCTACAGTTCCTACTTCGTCACGATCTTCATCAGGCGTAGAGTTACACATTAAAGGCACAGATGCTTCGATCATAGATAAATCTCAAAGTGGTAATTTAAAGATGTTTGGTAATAGTACTGGTTCAACGACTCAGGTTAAGTTTGCCGGTTCTAAGTCAATGTATTTTGCTGGTAGTTTACACGATAAAGTAATTGCTTATGCTGCAAGAGATGTTGATATTCCTAACAATGGGGAATATACTTTTGAAGCTTGGTGTTATTTTAATAGTGTTAGCGGTGTTATTCATATGTTATCTTCGGGTGATGTAACCAATAGAATAGCATTTGAATTAAGAAACTCTAAGTTAGCGGCGATGGTTGGGGGTTCAGTTATTCAGAGTGGTAGCCAAGTGCTTAGTACAGGTCAATGGTATCATTTAGCAATATCAAGAGTAACAGGTTCACCATATTCAACTACTAGATTTTTTGTAAATGGGAATTTAGATCAAACCGCAACTAATTATCAACAATCTTTTGCAATAGGCGGTTTTAATGAGTGGATTATAGGTTCTCCATCACCTAATAATATAGGCAATGGATACAATGAAGTAACTGGATATATGCAAGATGTAAGATTTACTGAGGGTTTAGCAAGATACACTGCAAGCTTCACGCCACCAACAGCATCATTAGAAGGTTAAAACATTATAAATATAACTAATTACTTTACTAAATTGTATGGGCAAAATGATCAATGGCAGATAATACCGCAACACGTTTAGAGCGTATAGAGAACAAGATGGACAAGATGGCAGAAGCTCTTGTTACTCTTGCTCGTGTAGAAGAAAAAATGGAAAATTATAATAAGTACCGAGATGATTCTTGGTCAAGAATGAATAAGTTTTCTGAAAAACTGGATGCCATTGAAAAGAAAGTAGATGAAAATGCCCATACTGTTAGAATTATAAACAAATTATTTTGGGTCGCGATTGTGGCGGCAGCTGGCGCTATAGCCACTCAGATCTGGATGTAAGGAGAAAACACAGATGGAACTTAATTTTAAAACAATGGCCAGCGCCTATTTAAATGTACTAGAAGGATATGATTTTATTATTCCTGAAGATGTGCCGGCAAACGAAAGAACTGCATTTCATGGCGCAGCTGCAGCTGCTCATAAATCAGGTAAATCACATTTTGATTTCGGTGGAAAGAAATATCCAGTTACTATGAAAAAAGATGCTGCTAAAGCAATTAATTCTGATACTCAAAAAGAAGCCAAAGAAGATGAACCAGAAGCTTCTACTGAAGTAGATGGTAATGATGAAAAAGAAGCAGGTTCTAAAAAAGTTCCATGCCCAAAATGTGAAGGTAAGGGATGTGCTCACTGTGATAATAAAGGATATCATATGAGTAAAGTAGAAGCTTCATGTGGTAGTGATGATAAGAAAAGCAGAAAAGAATCAGTTGAAGAAGAAACTGAACTTAATGAATTGTCTGCGGAAGAAAAGAAACTTGTTAATCAAATGTATGATAAAAAGGGTAACTTAACACCACTCGGTAAAAAGGTTATGAATCACGGCAAAAAACCTGGCGATAAAGGTTATGTAGAAAATACAAATGAAGAAGTAGAACAAGTAGATGAAATTTCTCGTAGCATGACACCAATGAAAAATAAATTTGGTGGAACAGTAATTCCTAAAAAGTTTGATGTATATAAGAAATTTGTTAAGAAGAATAATGTAGATGAGCCTACAGTTCGCATGATATGTGATAATCCAGATGCTGCTGAATCAAAGCGCATGATGAAAAATCCAAAGATTGCTCAAGCAGTTGATCTATATAAAGCTGCTCATATGAAAAAAGAATCTGTATCAGAAAAGAAAAAATATCTAAGTCAAAAAGATATTAAACGAGCAATTGCAAGTATTAAACCACCTAAGAAAAAACCAACTTTACCAAAAGCACCCTGGGATAAAAAAGAGAGTACATTACCACCAGCACCTGGCGGTAAGAAAACTGTTCGTAGTGCAGATAAAAAACCTGTAAACGTAAGCGTTGATGGTAAAACAGTAACAAGGATGGAACCAGTGACAAAAAGAACAGCTGCAGCTTATGAAAGCGTTAATCGTAAAAATTGGGTAGATGTTTTACAAACTAAAAAGTTACAAGAAGCAGAAGATGCTAAAACTAAAACATCAGCACCTACAGGTAATCATAAGTCAGATGATGCAACTCGTGATACATATGATAAACAGCTTGCAACTCGTAAGGGAGAAAAAGATTTTGTAGGTATGCATAATCCAGAAACTCCAGAGTATGCAGATGTGAATAGAGTTTTACCAAAAACTTTTGCAGCATTTACGGCAGGAGTAAAAGCTGGTGGCGGAAAAACAAATGATGCACCAGGCGATAAAGCAATGCCTAAGAATGATGGAAAGTAAATAACAATATTCTATGAAACTTTTTAATGAATTGAATGAAGAAACATTTATGTTATATGCAATAAAGAATTACTATAACCCAAAGTGTATTGATGTTGAAGAATTTTATGAAGACCTAAATAGGTTTAAATATGTTAAAAGATTAGTGAATAGATATTTAGATGGTGGTAAATTATCTGAAAGATTGATACTAAATCATCTTATTGTTATTTTTAATGCGTTTGATATTAAAGCATCTTTAAAACTATTAGAATATAAATTAGATGATAGACATTGGAGCGTGATTAAACCTTTTTTAGTTTTTCTACGTCATATTAAGAATGATCAGTATACGGGCATTAGTATGGATGAAAAAGTAGTAGAGGCATTAAGGAAAATATAATGTTAAGTTTTTCAACATTTCTTAAAGAAGAAACCGCAGAAGATTATAGGCAATCTATAATTAGAATGGGTTATAGAAATCTAAAAAATATATCATCTAAAAGATTTAAAATTCTTGTTCCAGCAAAAGACAGAATGAAAGTTGCTGATAAAATAGCATCAAGACTAGGCGGGGCTTTGGTTACAAAAGGTAATGATGCTGGAAAACCTGTAGTAGAGTTTGTTGACGGAATCTTTTTATATGTAAAACCAGAGCCTGGTTCTGGAGTTGGTGGAACAGCAAAGGAAGATGCACAATTAGCTTCATTGCAAAAACAAATACAAGATGAATTAAGTAAAACCGATTTAATGGAACTTAAAATTAAAATTGGCAATAAGTATTATGCCGTTGCTGGAGCAGCTACAACACCAGGAACACCTAAATCAGATTTTCATCTTTTAAATAATAAGGGTATTGAGGTTGTTTGGATATCACATAAAGATGGATCTAAAGCAAAAGATTTCCAGCAATGGGGCGGAATGAGTGCCAGAGCTGAACCAGAAATAGCCAAACATAAAGAAACCCAAAAGTTTATTAATGATGTAAAAAAAGAATTTGGTGGAGTTATGCCAAGAGCAACTACTGTTGCAAGACCAGTAAAAGATAAAAATCTTATGGGTATGTCAGTATATGGTAACAAATACAAGTCTGGTGTTTTAGGCAGACAAAACGTAACCATTCTTTTACAAGGTCCGGTGAAGTTAGTAAAATCTAAAAACTATTATGAACTAGAGTCTAATCATACATCCATAAACGGTGATATTATGACTGGAGATTATGCACCAGTATTTATGGCCATATATAAAGGTGATAGAAATAATTTTGGTGTTAAGGGTGCCAGATTTGCAATTCAACCTAAAGCATCACGAAAATTTAAGGATATTTAATTATGGGTATGCTTCAAAGAGCCGGCGACTTAATTTATACGTTTCGGTTTCTCACGCTTCTTGTGACACCGTTTGAAAAAACTAAGGCATTTGAACTTGGTATTATAGATGAAGACGGTAAAAGAATTAAATCAGTCAAGTTAGATGATAGAGAAAAGAAAGGTGCATATACACCTTTCCATAGATTAGTTTTCAATGTAAAAAAATTAATTGCAAAAGCTCCTGGTGGTAAATCATCAGTGGCTTCTTATGCTGCCGCATTATATCTCATAAAAGAAAAATTAGATTTATCTGATACTTCTATTAAAAAAATTATAAAAGAAACTGGTCACAATCCATTTGATTTTTTAAATGAAGATAGTCAATGGTTTTTATTAGAAGATTATATGCTGTCTCCAGGCACGTATAGACTAAAATATAATAAAGTTGTAAATAGCACAGTTGAAGAACTTGTAAAAGCAAAAGATCAGATAAGAGTATTACCAGAATCTTATCCTGTTGGTGAAATATTCGGTTTACACATTTATGAAGCAGAACATATTCGTACTAAACAAAAGATATATCTTACTATAGAGGAACTTATCCGATGAAACCACCTAGTTGGAAAAGAGCAGGTCCTGATGGTGAAATAGAAATTAAGTTTCCTACAGGTCGCCGCTTTAAAATAGAAAAACAATATGATGAAAATATCCGTCATAAAGGTGAGTGGAAAGTAATGGAATGGGACACTCGTTCTAAAGATTGGGAATGGGGTGAAACATATAGCCCTAAAGCATATGCTAAACAAAAAGCAATGGATGCTGGACAATACGATAAGAGAGGTAAGAAAGTGGCGGATTATTCATCAACTTTTCAATTCGAATCTATGAAAGAAAATGCAGGGTTATGGGCAAATATTAGAGCTAAGAGAGCACGCGGAGAAAAGATGCGTAAAAAAGGCGAAAAGGGTGCTCCTACAGATGCACAGATTCAACGTATTAAAGATAAATCAAAAAGTGAAGATACTACAACAGCAAGTGTAGCAATGCCACCAACAGCAATGTTTAAAGCTGTTAACGTGACAGATAAGAGACGTAGAAAGGATAAACCTCCGGTTGTTCTCAAAAGATTCCGTGGTTTTATGAAAGACGATGCTTAGATTATATCTTTTAATATTTGTTATTGGTACCATAGGTGGTGGTGGCTTTATTGCATATAAAACCTATACTGATATGCAAAATAAAATTATCATACTCTCATCTCAAAATCAACAACTTAAAGATGCTACTGCTCAACAAGAGGAAGCTATGGCATCTCTACAGGCTGATTTTAAGAAAGCCAATGAAGAATTAAATAGAGTTAATACAGAGTTTGCTCGAATAAGAGAGCAGAATAATATGCTATCAAGTAAACTTGCTAATATTGATCTTGGCGTGATGGCAGTAAGAGATCCGGATGATATAGAGTTTAAAGTAAATAGAGGAACTACAAACGCTGGAAGATGTTTTGAATTATTAAGTGGTGCAGAATTAACAGACGAGGAAAAAGGAGCAGTAGATGCTAAAGACTTTAACCGTGAGTGCCCTTGGCTTTATGATGATTATAAGTCTAGGGGCTTGCTCACAGAACCAACCGATACAGGAAATAGCGATATCGACGAAACCGATTGATAAACCTAAATTAGTTTTACCTAAAGTCGATAAAGTAAATATTAGAGATATAGAATGGATTGTTATTAATGAAGAAAATGTTGAAGAAGAAATACAAAAGATTAAAGACTCTGGTCAGCCAGTAGGGTTATTTGCTCTTACTGGAAAGGGTTATCAGAATCTAGCATTAAATTTTAGTGACATTAGAGCAATGGTACAGCAGCAACAGCAGATTATTGCTGCATATGAAACATATTATCAACAAGCAGAAAAGAAATTAGACGAAGCAGTCACAATAGAGTAGGGATAATATGTTAGAAAGATTATTTGCGGATACACTTTGGATCTATACATCAATAGCAGGAGCAGTACTAGGTGCTGCCTTTTTAGCTTATTTTAAGGATACAAGAGCAGGGCTTTGGGCTTATGCAAAGCTTGATCTGTTTTTAGATTATCTCATTGAACGATGGGGTCTTACTTGGTTAGAACAACCAGAAGATGCTTGGCGTAAGAAATATCCGAAAATCACTAAAAAGATTGATGCTATTGAAGCAAGATTAAAAGAATTGGAAAAATAATGTTAAGTAAACAATGTAAACTTCACCTGGAAGAAGTAGGTGAAACTGGTCTCCAGCATATGACTCACGCATTAAAGGCTGCCGTTAAATTGCAGCTTTTAGTTCCAGCATTAATTATTCATAGTATTGCACCAAGATGTTTTACTCATACAGCATCAAATGTAATGAACGATATTTTAAATACACGTAAAAAGAAAGTATAAATAGAACTAAAGGTAATCTAAGAGTAGAGCATTATGACAAACGCAAGAAATTTAGCTAATCTATTAGGTGGGTCAACAACAGTTCCCACTGCAGCACTTCCTACTAATATTCAAACGCTAGATGTTGCAGAAATACCCGTATCTAAATTATCTCTAGGATCAAATGTATTAACCCAGTCTTTTGATTCTAATCAATCAATAAATTTTGATTTAACTGATAGTGTAAATGCATCTATTCCTATCGTATCTGCATTTAAAGAAGTTCCTCAACCTGGCTTGACTAGTAAAGGTCAGTGGGACGTTAACGCTAATGCTACAAATTATGAGTTTTTCGATGAGAAACCGATCTCCTATTCATCAGTTAATTTAACACCAAGTGCAACTGGTGACGGCACTTTTACTAGCAGTAGTATGATTATAGGTCCAACGGATATAGACAATCTTACATATGATAATAAAAGTATTAATATAACTTCATTAAATCATACTGGTACAGGAACTTATGGCGACTTAAGAGGTTTTTATATAAAACCAGACGGAACAAAACTTTTTTCTCTTAGCACTGCTGGAATTGTATCTGAACACGTATTAAGTACTGCTTACGATATATCTACAACAACTTACAACAACGTAGATACATCAGCATTAACTACAGAATCTTCTGCTGCATTTGATACTAATTTAGCTTTATCTCCAGATGGTACAAAATTATTTGTATTAAAGTCAGCAACTAAAGAAATAGCAAGATATGATTTATCAACAGCATGGAATTTATCTACTCTTAGTACTACTAAACACTCATATTATATTGAATCAGCTAACCTTAACACTCCAATAAGTTTTACATTCAATGCCGATGGAACAGTTTTAATAATCTTTTATAACAGCACCGATGCTATTGCTAAATACGATTTATCAACAGCTTGGGATTTAAGTACAGCATCCCGCGCTAGTTTTACGATCGTTGCAAATTCATCTAGCAGTACTGCATATGTAGGGTCGACATCAGGCATTGACCTTCATTCATTAGAGTTTACCAATAATGGAAATGTTTTGTTAGGGTCGGATTATGCTCAACAAAAAATATATCAGTGGAATCTTACTTCGCCATATTCAATAACGTCTACCAGTCTAGTATATGATACACAGTTTTCAATTACACTCTTAGCTGGAAATAATTCATCATACGGACCGGGCCCTCTTCGAGTACTCAATGGTAAAGCTTATATAGTAGATGGTGGAACAAAATCTATAATTTATCAATATACCTCATCAGCATCAAATGTTTTCAACGCAGCAGACGTAGGAAAGAAAGTTGTAGGTAATTCTGGATCTGCTATTATTACAGCAACTTCTGGCGCATATACTTCAGTCACTCCTTTTGCAGATACTTCTGCAATTTCTTCTTGGCAATTATTTGGGACTGAAGGTAAAGCAGATGGATCTGGTATTGCTTTTACTCAAGCAGGCGCGCCCGGGGGTATTCCTACAAATACACTTACTGATCAATCAGGACCACATACTATACACACTGGGTTTTTTAATCAAGGTTTTTGGTGGTCAAATGATGGCCAATACTATTATCAGCTTTCACAAGGAACTAGCACAATTGTTAAAGTAAAATGTACAACTCCTTGGGATTTATCTACACAAACAGATGAACAAACTGTAGGAACTACTGGAACAAGTCATGGAATAACAGTTAGTGAGGATGGATTAAATATATATTACGGCGGATATGATGCTAGAATACGCAGAAAACCTTTATCAACTGCACATGATTTATCAACTGCTGGTTCTGAAACTTCAATTCTATGCACGGATTTAAATGTGGCTGCTTCTTATCCTTGGGATTTTGATATTTCATCCGATGGAACAAAACTGTTTTTTCTAAGTCATATTGGTGGCTCACATGATGGAATAGGAACATTAAATTTATCAACACCTTACGCAATACATACGGGAGTAACTTTAGGTACGGTGTTAACAAATTTCGATGGTGGTGGGAACAGCCAGACATTTTTTAGTTTTAATAGTGATGGATCAAAACTTTTTGTTAGTGATAATACTACATCAATATATTATTGGAATTTAAGTTCAGCCTATACCCTACCTTCATCTGCAACTTCTGATGGTAGCATTTCTTTCTCTGGATCAAATGGCGTGAGATCAATGGTTTTTAATCAATATCTTTTCTACACATCTTTTCATGATGATAGAAGTGGTGCTTTAGGTGTTGAACATGAGAAACAAAATAGGTGGACACTAAGTACTTCTATTGATGCATCATCTACGATACCAGCATACTCTCAATATTTTCCAGCATTTACAAATTCATCTAACGGCCAAATTAACTCATCAAGCTGGCAAGATATTAATTCTATGACAGCTGACGAAACTAAAAATGGTGGTGACATCTTTTATGCAGTTTCAACAGATAATAGAACAAGCTGGAGCGTTGCTAAAGGTTCAGATGGTGTAAGAAAAATTGCACGAAACAACTCTGGTACATGGCAGTACAATAATGATGGTGGAACGAGTAGTATATCAGGTTATGACTTAGACGGTACTAATTCATCAGCCTTTTCTTCATTTACATCACTTAGTGCTAATTCAATTACTGCATTTAATGGAGCAGGCTTTAGTGATGATGGGACTAAGTTGTATGTTTTCTCACACGGAGATGACACTTTTTACCAGTTTACTTTATCTACTGCTTGGGACGAAACAACTGCGAGCTATGCAAGTAAGAGCTTTACCCCGGCTTCTACAAACAACTGGCTAGTACATTCCATAAGATTTAACCCTGATGGAACTAAAATGTATGCAGGTGGAGAAGGACAAGCGAGAAACACACTGTACGAATATACCTTAACAACGGCTTGGGACATTTCTACCGCAAACGCTACTGCCACTGGTGATCTACCTACTCGTGGTGTTTCTGGCGTAACAGGCGAATGTGAGAATATACAAATATCTCCAAACGGATCTTACGTCTACGCACTGGATTTTCAAAGTGGAACTCTACACCGTTGGTCATTAAATACTGCATGGGATTTGAGCAGTAGAACATCCAATTCTCCCGACCAAACTACTACTGCTCCTTATAGTTGGTCTCAATTTTGTTGGGGCTTTGATTTTAGTGCTGATGGGTCAAAGCTATATATTACAAATGGAAACCCTGTGGGCATCGGTGAATGGGATCTTTCCACTAGTTGGAGTATTTCTGGTCTGTCTACTTCTCCTGATACAAGTTCTACTTGGATTGGCGGAGCATATAAAAATTTAATTATAGGCAATAGTGGATTAAAACTATTTGGCGTAGACCAATCTTCGGGCATTGGGCATAAAGATATGGGGAACTCCGTTTCAATATATGGCACAACAGAAACTTGGGTTAATGGAACTACTAACAACGAACATGCAACCCTACAACAAGCTTTGGGTGCACAACCGTTTAACAGAATGAACAAAGCTCAGCTAGATTCGGTAGCCGACGGATATCACTTTAGCCAAGATAGTGCAGATACATTGGATTTGATGATTGCCCCCTATGCTGCTTCTGGGACTTCTCCGATATCTGATGGTGTTACTATAAATTATGATGCAGAAGCTATAGTAAGAGAAGCGGTTAATGGAACAGATTATATTGCAGAATTTCCACAGAATAATAAAGTTAAAATAAAATCATTAATTGATGCAAACTTAAAAATAAGAATTATATAGGAATACGCCAATGGCATCTAATGCAAGAAATTTAGCAAATTTATTAGGTACTGGACAATCTACTATTAGTGCAGAAAAACTTGGTAGTGATGTACCACCAGGCACTGAAGATTATTCTAATATAGATTCTCTTGGTGCGGGTACAATAGTTGGAGAAACCGCATTTGTTGAAGGTAATAATAGATTATACATATGGAATGGATCGGGTTGGTATAATATAGCACTTATTAATACTACTCCTACATGGGATTCTGACGGACAACCAAACGGAACTTATGAACTTGATTCTAATCAAAATCCTACTGTTATAACACTTGCTGCTTCTGATCCGGAAGGGTTGACTATAAACTATTCGTATGTAACAAGCGGTCAGATGGATTCAATGGCCACCATATCTCAAGATTCAAGCGTATTTACTATTACTCCTATTGTTCAAGACTCGTCTAATGCAGGGCAAGAATTTACTGGATCAATTACGTTTAGAGCATCTGATGGTATAAATATTTTACCACAAGTTTCATCATTTACATTAAGCTTTGTGACAAGTATATGGACATCATCTTATGTAGCAACAAAAGTGACTGATACACAAAGTAATTATACAAGATATGGTCAAGGACCTATTGTAACAAATACAGATGCGACACATATTCTTATACCATCGTGCGAAGCTAATCAAATAGTCTATTGGACAAGATCCGGAACTTCTTATACAAGAGTGGGTACTTTACCAAGCCCGCCATCTGGTAGTAATACCTATTTTGGTTTAGCTTCTGCAGGAAATGCAGACTTAACAAAACTTTTAGTTTCAAATCAGAATTCAACGAGTTCTGTGTTAAAGTATTATACAAGGTCTGGAAGCACTTGGACTCACAGAAATTCTACCGGTCCAGGATCCGATATTAATTCAATGGCAATGTCTGACAATAATTCGTATATCTATGGCTATAATAACTATGGTAGCTGGAGGTATAGGCTAGGTCAGCTTGGTGCAACAAGCATGGGTAACTGGGTTGCTTCTGGCGGAGTTTCAGGTTCTATAAACTCAGGAGAGATTCCTTGTGATATGTCTGGAAATGGAAACTATATTGTTTATTTAACAAGCGATAATGGATTTGCAGTACGATGGAACGGCAGTTCATCGAACGATGGCCCTTGGGGTACTGGGATTGCTCCTAATCCAGAAAGTTGGCATTCTAATTCTTCTGTTCAATTGTCAGTAAATATAACTCAAGCTCCTTATAGTCTGTCAAGTAGCAGAGCTGAATACATGGGGTTTGCTATAAATTATGACGGTAATTTAATGGTAGCTGGGTACGGTGACATTGCCCGCGTTTATTATAGAACAGGTACCTCTTGGTCTCTTACTCAAACTATTGATGTAGGTGGGAACACCAGAGGTGTGACTATGGATTCAACTGGTAAACTCATACTCTTTGCTCCCGCTGGAACTGTATCAAACGGTGATGATGGTGTTAGAATATATGAAACTACAAATACTGATGGAACTGGTTATACATTGTCACAATCAATAACTAGACATCCTAATGAATCCTCAGCTAGTTATTTTGGATATGCAATGAGAGCAGATCAAGGACCTAGAATTTCAAGAAATGGTAGATTCGTTGGTATGGGTCAGTATCCAAACGTAAATTATTGCTATCTGTATTTAATGGAATAAATAGTATTCCCTATCCTCAACTGATTACTCTTTTATTATAACATTTTTTTAAACCGCTGTAAACAAAAAAATAACAATATTTAGTAATTTTTTTGAAAAAAATAGCTTATATAGCTATTTACAAAAACCTAATTATACTATATAATAGTACCAACAAATAAAACAATACATAAAACCGCACTTCATTACAATACCATAATTTTAGCTAGTTATGGTATAGTATTTTTTGTGCTCCGAGAAAGAAAGATGCCCATGTTATTTCAAGAACAGATAGCCAGAAAACCAGACCTATACCCTTGGACAAAAGATTTTATTGAAGCAATTTGGAAGGGGTTTTGGACTCCAGAAGAATTTAACTTTAGATCAGATTATTCACAATTTAAAACAGATTTAACACCGCAGGAACAGGAAATAGTTGTTAGAACTATGTCGGCTATCGGACAAATTGAAATAGCAGTTAAATCTTTTTGGGCTGAAGTTGGTAATAATCTTCCACACCCATCTATCAAAGATTTAGGTTTTGCTATGGCAAATTCTGAAGTAATTCACAACATGGCTTATGAAAAGATTCTTGATGTATTGCATCTAACTCATGTATTTGAAGAAAACTTAAATGTGGAAGTTATTAAACGTAGAGTAGATTATCTCCGTAAGTATAATAATAAAGTTTATGCAGATGATAAGAAGCAATACATTTATTCAATTATGCTCTTTACATTATTTGTGGAAAATGTGAGTCTGTTTAGTCAGTTCTATATAATTATGCACATGAATAGAAATAAAGCAGTAATGAAAGATTGTGCACAACAAGTACAATATACACGTAATGAAGAAATGTTACACGCTCAAGTAGGAATTAAACTAATTAATACCTTGCGTGAAGAATATCCAGACTTATTTGATGAAGAATTAGAAGCGAGAGTGAAAGAGGAGTGTATTGATGCACTAAAAGCAGAAAGTAAAGTTATTGATTGGATTATGGGAGATTATGAAGTAAAGGGGTTGAGTGCGAATATTCTTAAATCATTTATTGCAAAAAGAATGGCGGACTCTTTAGATCAAATTGGATTTGATAGTAGTGAGATTGTATATGATCAGAGTCATGTAGATGAGACTTTTTGGTTTGATGAAGAATTATACGGTGCAAATATGACTGATTTCTTTCAGAAAAGACCCGTTGAGTATGCAAAGGGTCAGGGTATATCTGCGGATGATTTATTTTAATGGAGAATATTATGGGGTTTGAATGGGCAAATGAGGACTCTCGTACTTTTTTAAGTAGAGGGTATATAGATGGAAACATGACTGTCGAAGAACGTGTAAGGATTATTGCATGGACAGCAGAGAAAATTTTAGATAGAGAAGGTTTTGCTGATAAGTTTTATGATTATATGAGTAGAGGATTTTATTCTTTATCTTCTCCAGTATGGTCTAATTTTGGAACTAAAAAAGGTTTACCTATTTCATGTAATGGTGTTTTTATTAATGATAATATGGAATCTATCTTAAAGAAAACAGCAGAAGTTGGTATGCAAACCAAAATGGGAGCAGGTACTTCTGGTTATTATGGTGCGCTAAGATCAAGAGGTGAACCAATTAAGAGTGGTGGAACAGCAGATGGACCAGTACACTTTATGAATCTAACAGAAACCACAGTAGATGTTGTCGCTCAAGGTAACGTTCGCCGAGGCTCTTTTGCTGCATATCTTGATATATCATCACCTGATATTATGGAGTTTCTTGACGCTCGTGAAGAAGGTTCATCTATTATTAATATGTCACTTGGTGTGTGTATTGGCGATGACTGGATGCAAGAAATGATTGATGGCGATCCAGATAAGAGAACCGTATGGGCTCGTGTTCTCCGTAAACGTCGTGAGTCTGGTTATCCATATCTGTTCTTCAAAGATACAGTAAACAAAAATAAACCACGTGTTCTCAGACAAAAAGATATTTCTATTTGGGCATCTAATCTTTGTTCCGAAATCTGTTTACCATCATCAGAAGATGAATCTTTTGTGTGTAACTTAGCATCTATGAATATATTAAAAGCAGATGAATGGATGGAGACAGATGCAGTAGAAACAATGATTTGGTTTCTTGATGCTGTGATGGAAGAATACATTGAGAAGACCGCTGATATACAATTTATGCAGTCTGCAAATAATTTTGCAAAACGTTGGAGAGCACTAGGGCTAGGTCAGCTAGGTTGGCATTCATATCTACAGTCTAAAATGATTGCATTTGAATCGTTTGATGCACATCTATTATCAGCAAAGATTAGTAAGTTTATTGACGATCGTTCTCTTGAAGCATCTAAAGAGTTAGCCATTGAGTATGGTGAACCAGAAGGTATGTTAGAAACAGGCGAACGGAATCTAACAAGAACTGCTGTTGCTCCAACTACATCATCATCTTTTATTCTTGGTCAAGTATCTCCGTCTATTGAACCTTTAGCATCTAATTACTTTACAAAAGATTTAGCAAAGGGTAAGTTTACTTATCGTAATCCATATCTAAAAGATTGTTTAGCTGAACACGATAAAGATAATGAAGAAACTTGGGTTGATATTCTAAAGCATGGTGGATCAGTACAGCACCTAGATTTTTTAACACAAAATGAAAAAGACGTATTTAAAACATTTAGTGAAATCACTCCACTATCTATTGTCCAACAAGCAGGTGCAAGACAAAAATATATAGATCAGTCACAAAGTTTAAATATCCTAATTCATCCTGATGTACCAGCTAAAGATGTAAATGCTTTACTCATTGAAGGTTGGAAGCTAGGTGTTAAAACTTTCTACTATCAACGTAGTGCTAATCCAGCTCAAGAACTGGTACGTGACATTATGAACTGTGATGCTTGTGAAGGATAACAATAAATGAAATATTATTACATTGAGTGCGAAATTTGTGACGAGCAGTCTCAAATAACAGTAGAAAATTCTTCTCCAGAGCCAGAGTTTTGTCCTATGTGTGGTAACATTGCTATTCCAAACTTCTTAGATGAAGAGGAAGATTTAGATTAAATTTTACTAAATAGTATTACTTACAACTAGGGTTAAGTGATATTATGTGGATTTTAAATGGTAACGAATTTGACCCAACCGAGTTTGATTTTGATAACTTGGTTGGGTTTGTTTATTGTATAACAGATTTAAGCAACAATAAAAAATATATAGGTAAAAAAGGTTTTTGGTCAAGAAGAAAACTAAAACCACTAAAAGGTAAAACCAGAAATAGAATTGTCAAGAAAGAATCCGATTGGAGAGAATACCACGGATCTAATGAGGAAGTTAAACTTCTTGTTGAGACTCATGGATCAGAAAGATTTAAAAGAGAAATACTCCGACTCTGCAGAAGTAAAGGCGAGATGTCTTACTTTGAAATGAAAGAGCAGATTGACCGTGAAGTGCTATTTAGCGACGAATATTATAATGAGTTTATAGGAGGAAAAATTCATTCTAAACACGTTAAAGGAATAGCAAATGTATGAATATAAATGTAAAGTATTAAGAGTAGTCGATGGCGATACAGTAGATGTTGATATTGATCTAGGTTTTGGAATAGTATTATCAGATGAAAGAGTTCGTATCATGGGAATTGATACACCAGAATCACGCACTAGAGATAAAGTAGAAAAGCTTTTCGGCAAAGCAAGTAAGTATAGACTTGAATCATTACTGGGTGAAATTGCTATATTAAAAACACAAATTAATAAAGACGGCGAAGACATGAAAGGCAAGTTTGGTAGAGTTCTTGGAGACTTTGTAACAGAAGACGGAAGAATGGCTACTGAAGTAATGATCGATGAAGGACATTGTGTTCCATATTTTGGCGGATCAAAGGAAGAGGTCCAGGCGCAACATATGAAAAATAGAGAACGTCTTATATCAGAAGGTATTGTAACACAGGAACAAATAGACGAAGTTTCATAAAATATGCTTGATTATTTAACATTAAGTTTGGCTTTATCGTTACACCTTGGTATGGATGGAGAGTATAACGAATTACATCCTCATATTCGATATCAAGATAATAAGTTTATATCTGGAGCATATTATAACAGCTTAAATAAAATATCATTATATGCGGGAATTCGACACGAAATAAATAATTTTGGAATTGAATTTACTACTACTACTGGTTATGATAATCTTTTTTCGCCGTATATTCGTGCTACACAAGACGTTAGTGAGCATACTAGATTTTTTATAACTGGCGCGGCAGAGAATAAAAGCATAGGGACAATTATTGGTGTTGAATTATCAATAAACTAATAGGAGACTAATTATGAACGCTAAATTCGGAATAGGTGTCATTATAGCAATTGTGCTACAAGTAAGTGCGTTTGTTTGGTGGACGGCACAACAAGCACAAACTATTGAAACACTTAAAGGTGAGGTTGCAGAACTTACCGCCAAGAGTGAAATTGAAAAAGAAGTTACATTAATTAATGATGTAAAACAGCTACAAAAAGATATTACAGAGTTAAACGATAAAACACTAAAAGCAATACTTGAAACACATGATCGTATTGATGGTTTAGGGCAACATGTAAGTAAACAAGATGAACTAATTAATAGCACCTTTACAAACCAAATGGCAGAGTTTGAAGAAAAGGTACAGAATAGTTTTAATGTAGTTGAGGGTTGGGTAGATGAGTTAGATGTTTCTGTTGAAGATTTATATTTACACATAGATGTGACTAGTCAAGGTCTTGATAAAAAATTAAGTGATAGAATTAAAGATCATAAACATTAGTGGTTTACATTTAATTCAAAATATATTATATTACTAATATAATAAGAATCAGGAAGAAATAAAATGACTTATACTCTTACAACAGATATTGATACTAGATTAGCAACTAAATCGGAAATTAAACAATTTGCAGAAGAACATGGATGTATTCTTTCAAAATTTAAAGCTTTAGAAAGTAATCATCTTGTTACATTTTCTTCTAATAATTTGGATTATATTCAAGAGTTAACAGACCAACTTCAATTATCACACTCAAAAATAGTTTCTTTATAATTGTTTACTTTTCTTAAAAAATATAGTATAATATTTTATATACAAAGAGGAATATATTATGATTATTATTGATTACTCTGGTGTTTCTATTGCTCCTATTGCAATGGGTGTTGCTGGAGTAGATGAAAACTTAATTCGCCATATGATTCTAAATTCTATTAGAATGTATAGAAACAAATTTAAAGATAAGTATGGCGAAATAGTTATTGTAGCAGATGGTGGCGGTAACTGGCGTAAGAAAGTGTATCCCGAATATAAAGGCAACCGTTCTAAGAATCGTGAAGAGTCTAAGATCGATTGGGAAGAAGCTTTCCGTATTATTGGTATGGTTCGTGACGAGCTAAGAGATAACTTTCCCTATAAGGTTATTCACCAGTGGGGCTGTGAAGCAGACGATACTATTGCCGAACTTGTAAAGTGGACGCAAGAATTTGGTAATCATGAGGAAGTCATGATTGTATCAGCAGATAAAGATTTTAAACAGCTTCAGAAATATAATAATGTAAGACAGTATTCTAATATCACAAAGAAATTTGTAGATGAACCTAATCCTAGATTATTTCTTGCAGAACACATATTAAAAGGTGATGGTAGTGATGGAGTGCCTAATGTATTATCTGATGATAAGTGTTTAGTTGAGGGTCGCAGACAGAATGTTCTATCAAAGAAAAAGAAAGAGGCTTTACTTGAAGACCCTAAAGCTTTAGGTGAAGATGTTTATAGAAACTATTTGCGCAATAAAAAAATGATTGATTTAACAGAAAGTTCAGAATGTCCTGAAAGTATAAAACAAGAGATTATAAATACTTTTATGGAGCAAGATCAATATAAAAACAAAGGTAAAGTTTTTCCCTTTCTTGTTCAAAAAAGATGTAAATTATTGCTAGAGAATGTACAGGAGTTTATTTAGAATGGCGAAACTAATTTATGAAGTAATTGTGGAAGCCGGTAAGAAAAGATCCAAGGCTGAGAAAGTTGAATGTTTAAAACAGAATGAATCTTGGGCTTTAAAAGATATTCTTAGAGGTACATATGATGATGCTGTTCAATGGTTAGTTCCAGCTGGAGCTCCACCATATACTCCTAATAAAGAAGAAAGCACACCATCTAATCTTATTAGACAAAATACTCAGTTTAGGTATCTGGTAGATTCGTCAGATGCTAGAAATGTGCTTAAAGCCAAACGTGAAAATATTTACATTAGATTACTAGAATCTATTCACCCATTAGATGCAGAGATTGTAATAAACATGGTTAGTAAAAAATCTATTAAAGGCATATCAAAATCAGTAGTGCAGGAGGCTTACCCAGGTTTAATACAAAAAGGTTGATAATGAATACCAATAAATCTAAAAACTTTGTGGCTGGTCTCCCTTTTAAGGGTTGGCCAGCTTTTACTTTTCTAAAGGAGATAATAATGTCTGAACATCAATTACAGAGATTGCTTAAAGATTCCGAAGCACTAAACACATTTGCTGGAATGCTACTCGAAGAAGGAGAGACAGAACTCGTGAAAAAAATAGAAGCAAAGAAAAAGTTTTTAGACAATCACATATCGACGGTCATGGAGGTGGCCGCCTAATTTTAAATTTGTAAACTTAATTGTTTACAAGTCATTCAAAATATAGTATTATACTTATATAATCTTATTTGGAGTTACCAATGAATATTTTTGTACTTGATAGTGATCCTATCAAATCAGCTCAACTGCAATGTGATAAACACGTTGTTAAAATGATAGTTGAATCTGCTCAGATGCTATCTACTGCTCATAGAATGTTAGATGGTTATGTAGAGAAACGTCCATCGAAATCTGGTAAAAGAATGATAAACTACTGGGTCCATCCAGACGTTCATATGGAAAATACTTTATATAAAGCTGTTCATCATGGGCACCCATGTACAATATGGACTATGCAGTCAATAGCAAACTATGCGTGGCATTACGATCATTTCCATGCTCTATGTATTGAATACCAATATCGCTATAATAGGGTACATAGTACTCAAACTAAGCTTGAAGAAATTT